AACCCACCAAGCCGACGGGCACAACATCACCCGACAGCAAGTAATTGAGATGTATGACGACCTCTACCCGCCGACCGTAGGCCCTACGGGAGCCATTGACTCTATGACTGCTATTTGGGCCAACTACTGGGACAATGGCGGTCGTGTCAAATCACTCCCTAAGAAGGATCAGTAATGCGACACTGGCCCGACCGGCTAACTCCCGCTGACTGGGGATTGCCAAGGAAGTTTAGCACTTGGCGTCCAAACCAGTTTGAGGCGGCGATGGAGAGCCTTGACAGTGACAAGCGATTCGTGGCGCAAGTCATACCCACGGGCGGCGGAAAAACGGCGCGTGTGATCTTTGAGGCTCTCATGGCGGGCGGGCGCGTGGTGTACCTCACGGCTACGAAGGGCTTGCAAGATCAAGCAATCAAAGAGTTTAAGTCAATCGGGCTCACGGCAGTAAAGGGCAAGAGCAATTACAAGTGCCCGATCTATGGTGATTGCCAGAAGGGACACGCGTCACGATGCCCCAACGTAGCCTCACCCGGTACCTTCATCTCGGATTGCGACTACGACAAGGCGTACTTCAAGGCTCTCCACGGGGAGTTGGTCATCACCAACTACACGTATTGGATCATGAACAACGCCTATGGTAGAGGGCTTGGGAAGTTTGACTTGCTCGTGCTCGATGAAGCGCACATGGCTGAAGAGGAACTAGCGGGCGCTCTTCAGATCTATCTAGGCTTCTATGACATCCATGAAGTGCTGGAGATGGCATGCCCGTTCATCGTGGACGAGCCCAAGGAGTGGCGGGCGTTCGCTATCAAGGCTCTCCCACGGGCAGAACAGTTGTACTCTGAGCTTAAGCATCGTGTGGAGCGCACCTTCGCGCCTAAGCCGACGTGGTTAAAAGACTTGCTTCACTTGAAGAATCTGGTACGCAAGTTGACCATGCTTTCTCGGATCAACCATCATGATTGGATCGCGGATGTGTATGAGGACAAAGGATTTATCCTCGACCCGATAGTACCGGGCGAATACGCGGAAAGCTGGCTCTTCTTGGGCATCCCGAAAGTATTGCTCGTGAGCGCTACCATCCGGCTCAAGACGCTCAAGATACTCAACATCTCTAACGGGAGCGACAGAACAGATCCCCGTAGGGCCTACGATTTCATGGAGTACCCGTCGCCCTTTCCGGTGGAACGGTGCCCCATCTACCAACTGGAGTGCCAGAGGGTAGACAACAAATGCCGCACCCCTGAGAGCTTGCGTCAGTGGATCATGCGGGCAGATCAAATCATTGACCGGAGGAGTGACCGTAAAGGCATCTTCCATACCGGCTCGTACATCCGGCGCAACATCTACTGCGACCATTCGGAGCATGTAGAGAATCTCTTGACCAATTGGAAGGGGGACATCACAACTGAGGTGGTGAGTCAGTTCAAAATGATGCACCCGCCAACCACGTTAGTGAGCCCGTCTGTGACCATGGGGTACGACTTTCCGTATGCGGATAGTGAGTACTCCATCATCGGGAAGATACCTTTTCCCGACCGTAGCAACAAGATAGTTGCGGCTCGCGAGCTACACGACAATGAGTACTCCGCTTACAAAGCATTCCAGACGCTAGAGCAGATGTGTGGGCGTGACATGCGAGCGGAGGACGACCGTAGTGAGGTCTTCATCATCGACGATCACGGTGAGTGGTTCGTCAAGCGGTACAAGCACCTAGCAACGAAAGGATTCTTAGCGAGATATCAAAGGACCGGCGTATTGCCAAGACCAGCGGAAAAACTATGAGGATCAACTTCAAGGAGATTGTAAGAGACATCGTAAAAGCCCGCGTGGTCGGTGGCTCAACGGTGCTGACACTGCCTAAAGCGGTGCTGAGTAAGTACAACATCCGACCCGGCAACAGAGTATGTATCAACGTAATCGACACTGAAGAGCACGGCTTAGTGCTACTTGTCGCAAAGGAGGACCAATGAAAAGCACCCGCATCGTAGTGGGCGATGTCGCGGAGTTCCGTACTGGACCCGGCAACGTCATGCTGTCAGTAATCAATCGCGGCACTCACGTGGAAGTCCGCGCTACGGATGATTCGATCATCCCAAATCTAACCGTCGATATTCACCCGCCGAATCAGGTGTATGTGTCGGCGTTCGATCCAGACAAAATCGGAGACGAATAAGGAGTACCGTAGGCTCTACGGAAACAGCATGGGAAAGAAGAAAGAACCAACAGTTTCAGGGCGGCACGCCGATTACGTAATCGAGCCCTGCACCTTCAGCCTGCTAAGAGCGTTAGGGACGTACTACAAGCTGGACATCATACGAGGTCCTTGGGTGTGCGGCGGGCTGGTAAGACGGATGCGGTGTCATGAGTCCCTCAATGGTACTGACGTAGACATCGCCTACCCTTCGGGCGCGGAAATACCGATTGAGTACATGCCTTATGAGGTCGGTATCTCTATGAAAGCAGAGGACATGTACTTTGCAGAGGAGATAGGAGACTCCCTCAATGTGTCGATGTTCACCATTGAGAAGGCTCTTGGTCATGTCGTGAGCGTATACGACCTCTTGGATCCCTTTACGCTAACGTGCTGCCAATTTGCAACCGATGGTAGAGTAATCGTGTACTCGCGGCAGGGGCTTTACGACGCTCAACAGAAGGTTGCCCGCTTGACTCCAAACCAGCCATACAGGGGGCATAAGTTGATTCGGAAGTATCGCGACATACACGGCTTTGAGCTTACACAGGAGACGTCAGACTACTTGATTTCAGCAAACGAGAAAGAAGGCGTAGAGGGGCTCACGTAGGGCCTACGGAAGTCTCGCGCACCGCCGACCTAAGGGTAGGCAGTGCAGGGGACTAACCCCACGGTGGTCAACCCACCAAGATCAAAAAGGAGATACACCTCGATATGGGTATCAGTTTCAATCCGAATAACTTCACCGAAGGCGGCGGTTTTTGTCCAGAGGGTGAGTACCTCATCACAGACGCGATCATCCGCTACTGGGATAACGAAGGGCGAATGGATAAGCGTGTGTACGCTGTCATCACCCTACAGCCGGGTACAGGTGGAGCGAAATTCAAACCGGAAGGCGAACTAGTAGAGCAGAAGTACGGCATCGGTGATCCGAAGTTCTACGTTCCCTCCAAGACCGGCAAAGACGGCGACGTGGCCGAAGAGGGCGGCTTCCTCATCGCGGCTCCGGGCGACACGGGCAAGACTCAGCCGTCAAAGCAAAGCAACTACTATCCGTTCATCCTCAGTGCTTTTGAAGCGGGCATCCAGTTTGATGACGACATCCGCGACCTCGTGGGCAACGTCGTCTACATGCATCACATCCCGCAGAAAGAGCGCGCCGGTATGCCGGGTAGCCTCAATGACGAAGGCGGGGCAGAGAAAAAGAGCGACAAGCCGAAGACTCTACCCGTCATCAAGAAGCTCATCGCGTCAAAGAGCGAAGTGAAGGGTGGCACGGCGGCGAAAGCACCGGCCAAGGCAGCGGACAAGAAGGCTCCGGCAGCGTCCAAGAAGGAAGAGCCCGCCGACAATGGTGAAGCTAATGACGAGTTGGGCGCGGCGCTGATGGAAGTTCTTGGCGATGGTGAGATCCAACGCTCCAAGTTGCGCGTGGCTCTCTTCAAGGCGCTGAAGGACAACCCAAGCTCCAAGGCGCTGTTGACGGCCTACGGCGAAGATGCGGTACTGTCCTCGACGCTTGAGTCCATCGGCTACACGCTCGATGGCGACACAATCAAACAGCAGTAAGCCGTAGGCCCTACGGAAAAGGGTTCTTGTGAATGCCGGGGGTTCGCTACTAGCCCCCGGCTATTTTTTCAAATAGGTAGCGAAAGGACACGTGGAAATTGATCTCGTTGAAGACAGCCTTACGCTTGAAGAGGATCACACCCGATCTGAAGGTGTTCATCTCTCAGACCTCGTGCGCGGCGTCTCGCTCAGGACAGGTCATTTGGACGCCCAATGGGCAGATTCGGAAATTAACCCTAACGTCGTTGCCGTGGGGCTGGCATGGGAAGAGTACATCGCCCGGCGCATCCAAAGGCAAGGATCGTACAAGGGTTTTGAGTTCCACCCCGGAGAGATAGAGGCGGAAGGCGTCTACATGACGTGTGATGGCGTATCCATACCGGATGACCCGCGAGTCTCTTGGAGAGTGCATGAGATCAAATGCACTTGGAAAAGCGGTAAGCATACGCCGACCGATGACGAGATGTGGATGTACCTATGCCAGTTGAAGGGCTATTGCTGGGGCTGGGAGACGATCTACGGCGCTTTGCATGTGTACTTCCTGAATGGGGACTACAAGCGGGATAAGCCCGGTCCAAGCCCGATTTATCACACGTGGAACATCACTTTCACCGTGGAAGAGTTAGAAAGTAATTGGAAAATGTTGATGAATTATAGGAAATACATGGAGCGAACCGTATGAGCATGCCAAAGGTATTTGAAGAATTGAAGATGGAGACAGAGCCCTCTCCCACTGAGCTACCACGGCTCTTGCTGGCGACAGATGGACCTCAGAAGAGTGGCAAGACCCACTTCGCTCTGACCGCGCCCGGTCCTATAGGCTTGATCAATTTCGACCTTGGGCTAGAGGGGATGATCGATAAGTTCTATGCCAAGAACAAGACGATTGGTGTAAAGACGATCCGCATACCGGAAAAGCTCACGCAGGACAACGCCAAGGAGTGCTACAAGGAGTTTAAGACGACCTATGACAAGCTTCTAGCGAGCCCGCAAGTGCGGACAGTGGTTGTGGACACCGGCACTGATCTGTGGGACATCATGCGGATGGCGTCACTCGGAGCGCTCGAAAAGATCCCGCCGATGAAGTACAAGAGCGTGAATCAGGACTACAAACAGCTTATCCGTAGGGCCTACGATTCACCCGGCAAGAATCTAATCCTCATCCACAAAATCAGTGAGCTTTACAAGTCGATGGGCAAGACCAGCAGTAACGGCAACGACGTTCAAGAGTGGGATGGTGTCAGTATGAAGCGCGACGGCTTCAAGCAGACCGGCTATCTCATTCAAGCCAACCTCTCTCACCGCTGGGATAAGGTCAAGGGTCAGTCAATCACAGAGGTGTTGGATTGCCGTATGGACATGGCCTTGGCGGGGCAGGAGTTCCCCGATATCACGTTTGTGGATCTGGCAGAGATGGTGTTCATGGAGCACGACTTAGCCGCTGACTACTGGGAGGACTGGGCGTAGGCCCTACGGAGTATGCCGAAACTAAAGTACTCGGTACAGATGAAAACGGACGTCATACGGGCGTTCGTCGATGGGATGTCTTATAAAGACATCTCCAAGCGCTTTGATATGCCGCGTTCGACCGCTGAGAAGCTCATCTGTGACGCTCGGAGATTGCGGCCGGATTTGGTTGTGAATCGCGCCTATGGGATCAACGGCACTACCCTTGCTCTCGAAGCTATGACCGGCGAAGTCGTACGCAAAGAGCTTATCAACAAGACCGTGCCCGATGACATCATCACGAGCCCAAAGAAGTACGGTCGCACCAAGAGTGAGAAGGTAGACGTCAGTCCGGGCGTACTCCGCATGATTGAGATGGATCTCAGATCTGTGCTTGTGGATGTGCAGGAGGGCGAGACGGAAGTGACAGAAGCTACAGAAGAGATCATTGAGCTTCTACGCATCCACATCTTCAAGTGCAAGCCGGAGGACAAACCGTGCGATGCGTAGACGAGTCGCCGTTTCAACTCCTTGGGGGCGGGCTCATGTCACCTCGAAAGGGCATCTACGTATACACTCGCGTGGACCCTACAGGGATAAGTATGTGCATCGCTTGGTCGCGCAAGCTATGTGCCGTGAGTTTTGCTATTACGGATGTGACCTACTTGATTGGATGGTCATACACCATATTGACTTCAACCCATGTAATAACGTTCCTGGGAACTTGCTCATCTTGGATGAAGCTCTCCACAATGGAACGAACAGCCAAACTCAACCACGGCAGACTGACCGGGCGCATCTGTTCGGCAAACGCGTGGCTAAGCAACCCGGACCTACCGTAGAGCCTACGGACATGCCTGATTGGGTAATACAGGAGGAATATGAGACGAATCAGCCTTTTTGCGAATAAGCTATACCTCAAGACTCTCTACGCGATAGCGGATTATGGCAAGGGTAGAGCGGAAGTTCAAGCCCTTATGGGGGTGGAAGCTCGGCATGAGTATGGCATCGGTAGCCTAGAGGAGAAATTCATCTTAGAGCGCGTGATGCTACGGCCCGATGACGAAATTAGAAAGTGGATGCGATCTCATCTCACACCGGGCATGACGTTCATGGGGGAAGTCTGGACGGAGGAAGATCATGCAAAGAATCTCAGACGATGAGAGGCTCATGATGTGCCTCTGGGAACCCAGCCGCCTACTGGCGAGTGAGATCACCGACAAGCAAGCTGTGATGCTCATAAAGGCGTGGTTCGACAACGTCATGCACGCGCAAGGGGCAAAGAAAACGCTTGCTTTCATTCAATTGGTTCAAGGACGCATAAGGGCCTAATGCTGCTAATCGACCGGCGTACAGGGAGCGCTGAGTTAGCTCCAGTGATAGAACGGCTGGGGCTGAAATGTGAGGTAACGGAGCTTGAATATGGCGATTTCGCGTTTGAAGGGCGTGGCGAGCGGGGTACTGCTTTCATTGGGATCGAACGTAAAACGATTGGGGATCTACTTAGCTCTATCCAGAGCGGGCGGTTTTCTGGTCATCAACTCATCGGCATGCTCGAAATGTATGACTATCAGTATCTACTTGTCGAAGGGGCGTACAGACCCAGCCAGAATGGAATCCTTGAGGAGTTTGTACCACGTCTTAAGGCGTGGAAGGAGGTCAGTCACGGCAAGAGAATTTACACTTACGCGGAAGTGGATCGTTGGTTGGGAACTATTGAAGTACACACGCCCGTCATCGTCCGTAGGGCCTACGGAATCTACGAAACTGCACACATGGTCAAGGGGATGTACCACCGATGGCGCTCAAAGGAGTGGGACGAACATAGATCACACTTGGCGTTTGTTGAGCCTTCACGGCGCGGCGGCGGGGGAGCGATCTCATTCCGCAAGCCCACACTCGTACAGTGCGTGGCAAAGGAGTTGCCAGGAGTCGGTTGGGATCGATCTAAGGCCATTGCTAAGCATTTTCAAACGGTCGTGGAGATGGTTAATGCAGACGAGAAAGAGTGGATGGAGATTGAAGGGATAGGTAAAGGAATGGCAACGAAAATACAAGAGGCTCTACGGAGCAATAAATGAGCAACAACCGGCATCGCAACAAGCTGACCGACCCGGCCATAGCAGCGCGGCTGTGCCAAGTGTACGACACATCGGGCATAACTCTAACGGCCTTAATGGAGCGCTTTAATGCGTCCCATATGCGTACCCAGAAAGTGCTACTAGGGCAGGCTCATGATGGCATCGCTTCAGAGCGCTACATACAGGAGACGGCTAAGCGCCTATCCAAATGAGTTGCACCCGCTGTCCCATGTGCCCCGGCAAGTCGGCTGTGATTTGCGGTACCGGCCCTAAGCCCTCTGATGTGATCTTCCTTGGTGGCGAGAGCACGACCAATGAGCGCGATCCCCGACCGCTGGCGGGTAAGCAGGGGCGGGAGTTCAATGAGCATTACCTCAAGCTGGCGGGCTTCCATAGGGATGACGTGTACGTCACGAACGCCGTGAAGTGCGACCTAGGGGAGAACAGCCGGGGCGTATCTGATGAGTTGCTCGAAAGCTGCGTACAGCATCACTTGCTAGAAGAGCTAGCGGCGGTAGAGCCCCGGATAGTCGTACCCATGGGCGCAGTTGCCCTGAGAGCTATCAACCTCGTCACGTCGGGCCTTGAGTACCTCGATATCGACATCCACCACGGGCACGTCTTCACGCCAGACGCGGAGGACTTTGAAGTGTACCTCTCCTACCACCCGTCGATGGGCATGACGAGCGGGCGCTTCATGCTGCAATTAATGCGTGATTTTGACCGTTTGAGATTGGTACGGCATAGGCGTTTCGTAGGGCCTACGGACAAGTACCCCAATCCAGACTACCGGCAGATCAACAGCATGGAGATGCTACGCGCCAAGCTGGGCAAGGATCGCACCTTGGGCATGGGCTTTGATACGGAAGATGACTCGTACGGCAAGCCGTGGTCTTTGCAGTTCAGCCTCAAGGAAGGTACCGGCTACCTCATCAAAGCGGAGGATCGGGAGCTTCTACAGGCGTTCGGGCGCGTGATTGAGAAGTGGGAAGGCTTCATCTACATCCACAACGCTACACACGACCTCAACGTCACGCCGCACATGGGTTTTACCAAGCCAGAACGCCGCGTGAAGT